CCCCGCGCGGCCGCATTCCCTGCGGCCAGGCGATGTCGGGCGGCCAATTGAGGTCGAACCATATCGAGGCCTGCTCGGCTGAGCGCGCGGTGCAATCCTCGCCGGCGAGCAGCCGCACGAACAATTTCGTGTTGCCGACGGTGTAGCGGCTCAGGGTCGCCGCCGCGAGCCCGGTCCCGGCAAGATAGCTGCGCGCCAACAGGCAGAGTTCGGCCGTGGAGTACATTACGCTTACCGTAGCGGCGGATTTTACGCAGCGTCAAGGGGCCGTGATGCCGCCCGACTTCGGTGGCGGATCAATGCCCTGTGGAAAAGTGTGCATAATGTATAGAAACTTTTCCACAGTTTATGCTAACTGCTTATCGGCATTGATCGTTTGAAGGGCGAATTGCGTTGGCGTGGTCGGATGAGGAATTTCGACGGCGGGTCGTGACCCGTGCCGCCGAGCTCGGCATGCCGGTGAGCGCGCTGCTCGAACAGGCCGGGATCAGCCGCGAAGCGTTTTACAAGGCCCCGGTTGCCGGGCGGCGGATCGATACCTTGGAGAAGATTGGCGTAGCCTGCGGCTGGACGCTCGCCGAGGTCATGGGGATGGAAGAGCGCCCGACGGTCGAGCTGATGGGGTTGGCGCTGGCTAGCGCGCGGCGAGTGGCTGCCGGATTGCCAAAGTGGGCGCGAACCGAACAATTGTTCGTCGCTGCCCTGACGTATCTCTATGACGAGTTGTTGACTGTGCGTCGGACTGGGGTTTCGCCGACCGCCGAGCACCTAAAGGCCTGCGAAAGAATCCTGATCCACGCGTGGGGACAAGAGGATCACGCCCCGGAGCCCGGAAGTAAACCGCCAGCAAAATAGCGGCGTAGCTGAGCAACAATACCGCGTACCAAAGCCATACCCCTGATTCGGCGAACGCGTGATGCCGCATCATCCATCCGACGATGACGGCAATTACTGCGAGCGTCACGGCGCCCCCATAGACACCGCCGATGACGCACGACAACGATAGGACAAACAGGGTTTCGATCAGGTGCGGCACGTCAGGCGGCTTCCTGATCGAGAACCCGAAAAAATAAATCGCCAGCGCCGGCAGCACAGCCGGCACGATGATCGCATTCAATGCCCACCAGCCGCGGCGCCGCCACCGGTCGGCGTGCCAGCTCGTCCGCGTCTCGTCGACGCGCGCGGCAAAGCGGGCGGCGTTTTGTAGAAACCGTTCGCTGGGTTCCGGTAGGCCATTGGGGTCCATGACTGGCGCCCCTGTTCGCTGTCATTCATTAACTACGCCATCATAAAACCGACATAACCGCAAGGGCGCGTGAAAAGAACGTGAAAAATATCGTGAGGCGGCGCGTCGTTGTCCTCTTGCCCGCGCCTGTGCAAAATTTTCGGTCTTGACATTTGCCCGGCCTATCTGGTTCCCCTTTTGTGGAAAAAATTACGCATGATGAGGTGAGCCGATGGGGGGTTCGGCCGGTACGGCGAAGGAGCATGAGCCGACCGCGCTCGCGCGCGCGGCGCTCGTCCAGCACATCGCGAACGTCGCGGAGGAGATCCGCGAGGCCCAGGCCAACGTCGCCCGGCTGCAAGCCGAGCTGAGCGTGCTGTCGGCCGAATTGCGCGGGCTCGATCGGGCGGTCGAGCTCGGGCGGGCCTCCGAATGACCATCCGCACGACCATCGTCGGCACGCGGTTTCGCGGCCCCAAGGCGGTCGCCGCACTCGCCCGCCTGCGCCCGGGCGATCGATTGCGCCTGGTGCGCGAACCCGAGAACGAGCACGACCCGGACGCCGTCGCGGTCTACAGCGGGACGACGCACCTCGGATACATTCCGCGCGGCGTCAACCGCGACGTCGCCGACCGAATCATGTCGGCCGACAGCGTCGCCGCGATCGTCACCGCCGAGGCCATCGTCGAGCGGGAAGAAGTCCGCTTCGCGCCGCGCATCGAAATCCGCAACCATTTCGATGATCTGTTCGCCGATGGCCGAACCTGACGATTTCGCGGCGCGCCGCAGAACCGGGCTCGGCGGTTCGGACGCCGCGGCTGCACTCGGCGTCTCGCCGTGGCGCACGCCCTACGATTTGTGGCTGGAAAAAACCGAGCCGATCGCCCTGCCCGCCCCGCCAAGCGAGCCGATGCGGTGGGGCACGTTGCTCGAACCGGTGATCATGCAGGAATACACGCGGCGCACCGGCCGCGCCGTCGAGGCTGCGCCGGACATGCTGCGGCACTCGAAATATCCCTGGATGATCGGGCATCTGGATGGGCGCATCGAGGATCGCATCCTCGAGGTCAAGACTGCGCGCGACGCCCGCGGCTGGGGCGAGCCGGGCTCTGACGAGATCCCGCTGCATTACCTGACGCAGATCCACCATTACCTGGTGGTCTCGGGCGCGGTCGCCGCCGACGTGGCGGTGCTGATCGGCGGCAGCGATTTCCGCATCTATCAGGTGCGCGCCGATGCCAATATCGCCGAAGCGTTGATCGATGCCGAGGAAGCCTTTTGGGAACGAATCGAGAATCGCGACCCGCCGCCGCCGGTCAACCCCGCCGATGCCGCCCGCCGCTGGGGCAGGCTGGTTGCGCCTGGTGCGGTGATCGCCGACGCGCACGCCGAGGCCGCAGTCGGCAACTTGCGCAATATCCGCGCGGAAAAGGCTAGCTTGGCGATCCAGGAAGACATCGCGAAAGCAATCGTCATGCAGGCCTTGGGTGACGCCGGCGACAGCCTCTATGACCCGCTCGGGGAGTTGCTGTGCACCTGGAAGCTCGACGGGGGCCGCAAGGGCTACACCGTCGAGGCGCGCGAGCCGGCAAGAAGATTTCTGCTGAAATAGGATCAATCGAATGACCGATCTCGCTGTCGCCAATCCGTTCACGAGCGAGCAATCCAGGCAACAACTCAAACCCTCGACGGCCAGCACCGACGTCGCGGTGCAGCGCGAACTCGCTGAGGTGCAGGCGGCGGTGCTGATGGCGCGGCGCTTCCCGCGCGACCCGGTGCGGGCAATGGACGCGATCTTGACGGCATGCACCCGGAGCACCCTGGCGCAATCGGCGCTCTACCAGTACGCCCGCGGCGGCACCGACATTACTGGCCCGTCGATCCGCCTCGCCGAGGCGATGGCGCAGAGTTGGGGCAACCTGACCTTCGGTATTCGCGAGCTCGAGCAGCGGCCGGGTGAATCAACGATGGAAGCCTATGCCTGGGATATGGAATCGAATGTCCGGCAGGCCCGTGTTTTCCAGGTCAGACATGAGCGCCACACCCGCGCCGGCTCCCACCGATTGACCGACCCGCGCGACATCTACGAGGCGAACGCCAACCAGGGCGCCCGCCGCCTGCGCGCGTGCATCCTCGGCGTCATCCCCGGCGATGTGGTCGAGGCCGCAGTGCAGCAATGCGAAGCCACCCTCGTCGCCGAGGCCGACACCAGCCCCGAGAGCATCAAGAAGATGATCGACAGCTTCGCCCAATTCGGGGTCACTAAAGAGCAGATCGAGGCGCGCTGTCAGCGCCGCGCCGACGCCATCCGCCCGGCCCAGATCGTCCAACTGCGCAAGATCTGGTCGAGCCTCAATGATGGGATGTCGCAAGCCGCGGACTGGTTCCAGACCGCTCCGCAGGCTGAGCCGCCCCAAACCGGGAACCAGGCGTTGCGCTCGAAGCTGGCACCCAAGGCACAGCCGCAGCCGCCCGCCGAGGAGGAGGAACCCCATCCGGAGCAGGCACCTCCGGATCGCTCTCGGGAGGCAACCCCACAAACCCCCACGCCTCCCGAGGGTGCCCCCGAAGGTGAGATCGACGAAGCGGAATCCATCAAGGAGGACGAGCCCACCGAGTATGAGATCGAGCGGCAACAGGACGCCGAGACCCTGCCACACGTCGAGGCGATCAAGCCGCAGCGCCTCGTCGGGCGCCGCACCGGTTGGGATTGGCCAAAATTCGCCGATGACGTGTTGGCGGTGGCCCGATCGTTGCGCGCCGAACAGTGGGTCGAATTCCGCGCGCGCAATGCCAGCATGATCGACACGCTGCGGGTGTCCGACAAAGACCTGTGGTCGCGCGTCCAGCAAGGATTGGCGGACGCCGAGCGGTCGCATCGGATCGATCCCCCGTGATGCGCTGGCGCGCAAACGGGCCGCCGGATCATCCCGACGAGGGCCTGGCCCAGCAGGTCATCGGTCTCGCCAACCAGATCAAGCCGCTGTTGGCCGGTCGGCCGCCGGAAGTTCAAGGCGCCGTGCTGGCCGAGCTGCTCGCGACCTGGGTCGCCGGGCATGTCGACCCGACGAACCGGGAAAGGACTGCGGACATGCGCACCGCGCTCCTCGCCCAGCACCTGACCTTCGTCGAGCAGCTAGTGACGGTCGGGGCAACCGAGATGGGGCTTCCGTGGTGACGCCAACGTCCGAATTGGATTCTTGAACTTACAAACCGCCGGCCCCACTCATGCCACGCGACCGTCTCACCTTTCGACAGCGCGATGTCACCGCAGCCATCAAGGCGGCGAAGGCCGCCGGCGGCGAAGTAACTCGCGTAACGATCGACAAAGACGGTAATATAATTGTGGAAATGGCGTCGTCCGCAGCCAACGAAGCGACGCCAGATCCGGATGCCAACCCCTGGAATGAGGTTTCGCCTGATGATTATTGGAAGACCGGCAAGAAAAATCAAGGACCGCGGTAACGGCGCAAAACTGCGCTACGCCTACGAATTTCGAGATCGCTTCGGCAAAGTGCGCCGTTATTTCCGTCGGCCCGGTCATTCTGCCATAGTGTTGCCGAATAGCGACAAGGGTTCGCCGGAATTCCTCGCAGCTTATCTCGACGCGATGGCGGCGACCGGCAATCCCACTGAAATCGGCGCGCACCGCACGCAGCCCGGAACTGTCAATGCGGCGATCGCGGGCTATTATCGGAGCGCAGCATACATCAATAATCTCGCAGCCGGAACGCAACGCTCGCGCCGGGGCATTCTCGAACGATTCCGTCAGGCATACGGTGATCGTCCAATCGGCAAATTGGATCGCTCATTCATGGTCGCGCTTCTCGCGAAAGCGCCCGCATCGACCGTGCGCAATCATCTGGTCGCCTTCCGCGCGCTGATGAAATATGCATTGCATGCCGGCCTGCTCAAGAACGACCCGACTGACGGTATCGAAGCCGGGAAGCCGCCATCTCGAACGAAGGACGATCCTGATGCGGAGGACGGTCATTTGACCTGGTCCGAAGAGTGGATCGCGCAGTACGAAGCCTATTGGCCGATCGGCTCGAAACCGCGACTGGCGTTGGCCCTGGCACTATTCACTGCGCAGCGCCGATCGGACGTCGTTCGGATGGGCCCCGGCATGGTGAAGAATGGGCTCATCATCCTGCGTCAGAAAAAGACCAAGACGCTGGTCCGCATTCCGATCAGTCCTGAGCTTGCGGAGATCATTGCCGCATCGCAATGCGGGGAGATGGTCTATCTGGTGACCAACCGCAAAGGTTCCTACTCCGACAGTGCTCTCGGATATGCATTCCGCCAGTGGTGCGACAAAGCTGGCCTGCCGAAAGAAGCGGTGATGCATGGACTGCGAAAAGCATGGTGCCGCCGCGCTGCCGAAGCTGGTCAGTCCGAAGCGGCGATTAGATCGGTGAGCGGTCACAAGACTTCGCGCG